GTGTCTAACAGGATCAGAACTTACAGTAAACCTTTAAAGCCATGCCAGACATATCAATGTGTAGTAATCATTCATGCCCTTCAAAAGAAGATTGCTTTAGATACAAAGCTACTCCAGGTAGGTATCAGAGTTACGCAGACTTCGCGCCGCCGAAAGGGGAAAAGAAATGCGATTACTTTATGGAAGTTAAACCACCCGAAAAGGAAAAATAAAATTCCGAATAAAATTCATAAATGAAAATCATTTTGGGAGTGTAAATAATATTTGGTAATTTTACTCATTATGGCCAAAAAACGACAAGCAAAATCTAATCCAGTGGGTAGGCCGCCAATTTTTACAACCGCCAATGATTTGCAATCAAAGTGCGATCAATATTTTGAATATATAAAGGGCGAATGCCACGAGGAAGAAACCGTAAGAACGTCGAAGGACGGATCAACCGAACCCGTTAAAATAACGATTTGGGATCGGCGACCCGAAACGCCAAGTCTTACAGGGTTGGCATATTTCCTGGGTTTTGAGAGCCGTCAAAGCATTTATGATTATGAAAAGGACGGTGAATTTTCTTACACCATAAAAAGGGCAAGGCTTAGAGTTGAAGCATCATACGAACAATTTCTTTTAACACAGGCATCAACCGGAGCAATATTCGCTCTTAAAAACTTTGGTTGGAAGGATAAATCAGAAGTAGAACAAACAAGCAGGCATTATTTCATAGACGACCTTGACGAAAGCAACGGGGATAAGACTGAGTGAATTACTAAAGCCAACGGCAAAGCAAAGGCAATGCTTAAAGGCGCTTAGAGATAATTCAACTACCGAAATATTATACGGTGGTGGTGCCGGTGGTGGTAAAAGTTATTTAGGGTGTGCATGGATATTGATAAACGCCCTGAAGTATTCAGGCACCCGATGGCTGATTGGCCGATCTAAACTAAAGTCATTAGAGGAAACCACCCTAAATTCATTCTGGCAGGTATGCGAAGCGTTCGGATTAAAAGCGGACATCGATTATAAATACAACTCTCAAAAAAGCTTTATAAAATTCTCAAATGGATCTGTGGTCTTACTAAAGGATTTGTTTCTTTACCCGTCCGACCCTAATTTTGATAGCTTGGGATCGTTGGAGATAACCGGGGCATTTATTGACGAGTGTAACCAGATAGTTGAAAAGGCGTGGAACATAGTAAAGAGCCGTATTCGCTATAAGCTTGACGTGTATGGATTAATACCAAAGATATTGGGTTCGTGCAACCCTGCAAAGAATTGGGTTTATACTAAGTTCTACAAGCCATTTAAAGATCATACCCTGCCGAAAATCCGGGCATTTATTCAGGCGCTTGTAGACGACAACCCATATATTTCAAAGCACTACCGGGAAAACCTTTTAAGCTTGGATAAAGCAAGTAAGGAACGTTTACTTTACGGCAATTGGGAATACGATGATGACCCAACAGTATTGATAGACTACGAAGCAATTATTAATTCATTTAGCAATACCCATATTAACGGGAACGGCAAACGTTACATATCTGCGGATATTGCCCGGTTTGGTAAAGACAAGAGTGTTTACATTGTTTGGGACGGGTGGAAGGCATTAAAAATGATTGTTAAGGCAACGGCAAGTATAACTGAAAACGCAGAGTTTATAAAAGAACTAAAGCAAACCTACGGTGTACCGACGCTTAATATTATTTGTGACGAGGGTGGTTTGGGCGGTGGTGTTGTGGATATATTGGCTTGTCGGGGTTTTGTCTCCAATAGCCGGCCAATGGTTAATAAAGATGCGGTGGTTGATAGTAGCGACAAGCAAACACCAGGCAAGGGCGCGCCCGAGAATTACGATAACCTAAAATCACAGTGCTATTTTAAGTTGGCGCAGGATATCAACAATAACCTGGTCAACATATCGGCATTGTCAGATTACAGCGCGGAGATTATAGAAGAACTGGAACAGGTCAAGCAAAAGAACATGGACAGCGATATGAAGCGTGGCGTTATCTCAAAAGATAAGGTAAAAGAACTGATCGGCAGATCGCCCGATTTTTCAGACACCATAATGATGCGGAAATGGTTTGACTTATTCAGAGAACCCGGCAAAGCAAAAACAAGCTTACCCTACACCGGCAGCCAAAGAATAAAAACAGATTTTGATTGGGTAAAATAATAAATTATACTTAAATTAGCGTTAATCAATTAGTTATGAAACTAAGTTCATTTCAACGGTTATTTTTAAACAACCACACTTTTAAGATTTTTGGCCGGGCGATTACGGTTTATGATTTATGGGAAGACAGGTTTTGTTTCGAGGTTTCAAAAATAAAGATCAATGCACACTGAAACACTGCGCACATTAACCGGAAAGCTAAAAGTAACGATCCCGGAAAACCTCAACGAGTTAACCGTTGGGCAGCTGATTGATATTCAGGCGCTGGAAAACGCATCCGACCTAAAACCGCTTGCCATACTTTCAGGAGTGCCGGAAGATGACTTAGCTAACATCTCACAGTTGGAATTGGATAAGTTCACGAACCGGATTCTTTCCTTATCCCACCAGATCACTTATTGTTATCAGGGCGACAAAGTGCCGGAGTATGTAAGCTTCGGGTTTAAGTACGTTAAACGCTTTGGCATCCGGTTTAAAAAAGAAAACAGGGTCAAGGTATCAACCAATCTATCAGTTGAACCAGCTGGCGCGTTTCTGGCTTCACGTGACATTATCGCGGACGAGATCAATAAACACATAGAAGCTTTCGGTGAAGACAACTGGAAAGCTAATTTTCAGCCGTCATTGGATGCGATTGCTACGGTGCTGGCTCATTATTTTTATTGCAGGGCAACAGGACTACCCTACGTTGAACAAAAGGCAGAAGAATTCAAAAGTGAAGTGCTAAAACTTTCAGTGCAGGAGGCACTGCCGGTTGGGCGTCATTTTTTTTTACAATTTCCAAATTTGCTTCAACAGAAAATGAGCTTTTGGGTAGCGTTCCGACTGAGATTGAAAAGAGAGCGGGTATTACGAAATTTGCGGAATTCGGGTTCTACAACTCGGTAAACAGCCTCGCCGGCGGAGACGTATTAAAATGGCGGGCAATAATGAACCTGCCCTACGATGAGTTTTTTATTAAGATGCGAATGAACAAGGTTGAGGCGGCATTCAATAAGAAGTACCAGGAATTAAGTTTGAAAGAAAATCAGAAGTAAGATGGAAGAAAGCGCAACCCCTGAATTAACATGTAGTGATCAGGTAATCACCCGCGATCATGTTAGAGATTGGATTGAGTTGTGGAACGGAGAGAAAAGAAATCTAAGTTACGCTTACAGAGTGTATAATAATAATAACGATTTATTGGTTTTGCCGATCGCTTATATAATACAAGTTTGGCCGAAACCTACTGTTAGGGAATTCATACCAGCATATTAAAGTCAAGCAATACCTTGACAGCGAACTAAAATAAGTAAAGCTATAACATGACCACTATTGAACTATACCGATCAGCCCGGAGCAAGCCTTTGAGGTTTTGCTGTGCTGTTAACGTATGGAATAAAACAACGTGGGACGGATACCGAATTATTTATAAGCACAAAGAATTTTCAGCGAACTAACTTAATAATTTTCAGAATATAATTCATTTTTATTAGGAATATTCAGAGTATAATTCATAAATTCGCGTAAGCAATTTCAACAAGGCTTTTAACGGGTTATTAATCAAGTTTTTACTATGGATATCATTGTTAAATAAGAGATGATCAGAAACCAGCTCGAAGCCATTGTAAAAACACTTACCGCGCCGCCGGGGTTTAACCAGCCCGGCTTTTTGTATGGAACGGCTAACGAGTTAAACAACTTCGCCGACAACAACCAGTTTCCTTTGGTAATGCTTTACACACTTAAGCCTATCGACAAGTCAACAACCCTGAGTAATGCTGTGAGCGATAAGTTCTCTATTTACATGGAGTTCCTGTTTAAAACAGAGTTCGATCAGTACACAAGCGACAACGAGACGTACATTGATATGGCAAACCAGATGTGTAATGAGTTCCTAGTCAAGATGGAAAACTACCGGGAAACACAATACGCCTCACGCTACTTTAAAATTCACGAAGGCGAAGGACGAAAAGCATTGCCAGTTTATAATAAGTTTCAGGCAAACTCAACAGGAATAAGTTTAGCCCTGACCGTAGGAACAATGAATAATCAAAATATACCATTGCCGTAATGCAAGACCCTATTCAAATCATTGCTGATGCCGTTGGATTGATATTAATCGATACGACTAACTCATTACAGGCAAATGGTCGGTATGCTACCGGAGAGACAGTCAAAAGTTTTGAGGTGGTAACCACAGAAACAGCAGTTCAGCTTTTAGCGGCAGGTTATGTAAATATTTTAGAAGATGGACGTGGGCCAACGTCACCAGATGCTATTCCCGGCGATCCGCCAATGATTGAACGAATAAAAGCATGGTGTGACGCAAAGGGAATAGATCAAAAAGCTGCATGGGCAATCAAAAATAAAATAGACAAGGAAGGATACGCGGGAATAGAAGGGGTAATTAGCGAGCCAACATCAGAAGATAATATTTCAAGGCGATTAAACCCCGCTATTAATGAAATAGGCAACAACATAGCCCAGCAGGTATCTGATATATTCAGTCAGTTAGAACTAGTTTAAAATGTCATTATACGCACAAATAGAACGTACATCCGGTGGTGTCGTAGGTACTCAAACCTTCGGGCAAATGTCCATTGTTATCTATGATTCAGCAACAGGACTACCCGCTAACGGAAACGGTATTATTGTAACGTATG